TTTTTGAACGAGTTTTTCTTCCTCTACTATTCTTTTTACGAGTTTTTCCATTTATTTCTTCTAAAACATGATTCGTAAAAAATCTGCCGTCTTTCGTGAGAGAATCGGCCATGAATGTTTTGGACATATAATATAGATATATATATAATTTTTATAAATTATCAGCAGTTAAATACTATTTTCTGGTCTAAAAACACATTCTTTTTTATGGGAGTTTGTCCCATTTTAAATGTCCGAAGGTGTAAATAGTAATTATTAATATTCCATAATATTTACTTATTTTTATCTACAATAACATTACTTGCAAGTTTTCGGATAATTTCATATAATATAATATATTATATGATAAATATTTATACAATAGGGAGGTTAAAGTTATAATAAAAGTTTATTCAGGTTTTTCTAAGATATATAAATATTGATATTCATAACCAGCTTTAATCATATCTAATTTTCCTTGAATAATAAATCCACAAGTTTGTGCTAACGCAAGTATTTCTTCTTCTGACTCCATATAGAGTGTATGTTCATTTTTACGAAATGTTTTACCAGAATCCTTGTCTTGAAATCGTTCAATAAATTTCGTATTTGTTCCATCGTATTCAAAATTACTGATGTATTTAAAATCTTCAAATGTAACTTTGCTTTGTGTAATTCTATCTTCAGCATAACGTTGTGGTGTAAGCATAAGTAAAGGGTTTGAAGGAGGAATGATAGGATCAAACATATGAGGATCAACTAGATGAACAATTAAAGAGCCACCAGGAACTAACCAGTTATAACAATTATTAAAGAATAATGCTTTATCTTTAACGTAATACAAAGTAAAATATAAACATAATATTTGCGTAAAAGATTCAGGTTGAAATAATAATGAATTCATAATATCACCTTGTATATATTCATTATTAGGGTAATTTTCTTTAGCTTTTTCAACCATCGCTGATGAACTATCTAATCCAATAGCATTATATCCTTCTTTAACTAGCATATCAACATGATGTCCTGTAGCAGAACCAATATCCAATATATTACTTTCTTCAGTAAGAGGATTGACATTTCGAATAGCTCCAATTTCAAAATCATTTTTTATGTAACTATAAAGTAAAATATCGTATATGTCTGCATAAAAGTCATCATATAATTCAGGACCAGATTTATGTTCAAAATCAGTATCAGACTCAACAAATCCTTCTACATCATTATTTTTTAACAACGAAACAATAATAAGAGCTAATATCATTAGAAATAATAATTGAGTCCAAATAGATGGTTTATGTAAAATATGAGATAAATACTCTAAATAATGAGTCAAAGAATTATATTTAGCCATTATCTATATGTATAGATGTGATTTTTTTTGTTTGAATATAGTTTATAATGGAAGGTCAAATAAATGATATAAGAAATGATATGGATTTTAAAGGTATTACATTTTCTAAATATAAGCGAACAGAAGTCCGTAAAGAACTAATAAACAATATAATAGGATCAAAAATAGAGCAATCCTGTTATTGGAGTGTTGAATTAATATGTGCAGGTTTATATAGTGAATTATGGGAAATAATAATTTTAACATATACTAAATATATTCATATAGGAAATCCAAAATTATCAATATATTTAGATATGAAATTTCAACAATTCAAAGATATAATGATAAAGGCAGAAATAGGTGAATTATATATGCGTAATAATAATAAAATCCGTATTTTATTTGGAGAAATCGTGTGTATGTTGTGTATATCTAAAAAAAAACATAGTTATGATCAAATATCTGTAACTAAGAATGATTTTAATATGACAGAAGGATTAGATAGATTTAAAGCACCCAATATAACTTTTGGAAATAAATGGAAAAAAGAAAAAGATCCTAAATGTTTATTAATAGGTATAAATGAATTAGCTTATAATTTATCTGTAGATGTATGTGATGCTTTGGCAGCATGTTATTGGATAGAATGGATATTAGAATATGGTTCACAATGTAAAAAGAAGAAAGAATTATGTGTATTAGAACCACGAGATTATATACCAGTTGAAAGTAAACATATGACAAATATAGTATGGATAGTTTGGGACATATTAATAGGTGAATGCCAAGAACGTTCTAAATTATTAGAAAAAATAATGAAAAGTCTTTTACATTTATTCGTTATAAAATATACCCCTGCTTGTAATACCCGTCGTAGATATATAATGTATTTTGCGGTGAGTCTTCTAACAGATAATGTATCATTAAATACAGAATTAATAAAGGAAGAGGACAAGACAAAAATAAATAATATAGTAGGTAAAATCTCAAATATTTATCAACAAGTTCAAATAAATGAAGTCCATGTGCTAGAAAATGAAAACTCGGAAAAAATGCCACAAACAAAAGAAGATAAGATGATTAAAAAATTAGATATATTTAGCACATTTGGTGATAAAAATCTTCCACGTCTATAATTATTAAAAAATGAAGAAAACAAGTTATAATAAAAAATAATATATATCTTTTTATATTATAATGAATACAAGTACATATAGTTCTACTCCTTCAACATCATCATCTTCTATATTTGATATAGGTTCTTCATCTTCTGCACCATCAGTTACACCACCTGCTTCATCATCGACCACCGGGTTATCGTCAGAATTATTTAGTGATAACTCGAGTGGTGGTTTTTTTAGTGATTTTTCATGGACTACAATAATTTTATTTATATTAATATTAGCATTATTAGGTGTAAATATATTTCTTTATTTAGCAAAAGGAACAGAGAGTATCACGGATTTGCTAGGTCCGACATTTAAAGAAATATTAACAACCGCTGGACTTGTTACTGGCGAAGTGACGAAAGATATTACAGAAGTATCCGCGGAAGGAGCTAAAACAGGTATTGATGTTGTAAAAAATACTGTAGTAAATACAGTAGATATGTTAGAAGGAAAAGATGCCAGTAGCATTAAAGGTAATACCTCGAATGCGTCAACAAATAATAATGAAAGTCCATCTCAAGAACAAGATACAAATGGATATTATGAGAGTATTAAATGTAAAAATGGATGTCCTGACCCATCTGCGAATGAATCAGATATGTCAGATAAACTAGGTTGGTGTTATATTGGTGAAGAAAATGGTGAGCGTAGTTGTATAGAGGTAAATCAAAATGATACATGTATGTCAGGAGATATTTTTCCTAGTAAAAACGTATGTATAAATCCTAATTTGCGAACTTAGATATTGAAGGCACAATTATTTTATTTTTATTTTTAAAAATAAAATAATATTTTATGATACGATATGAAGATTATACTTCAAAATTAATTAGTGATATGTATATATGTGAAAAACACATAGAATTAAAAAAGGAATCTCCTTTATGTCCTCCAAGATATAAATGTAACAAATGTAAGAAAAAAGGGAAAATATGTGGTTATAGTAATCCAGACCACATAACGAATCCATTTGGATATTTATATTTAATACCCAATATTTGTGTAGAATGTTCACTAGATTTTAAAAAATGTATGTGGTGTGAATAAACTAGGTAGAGTTTCCAGAAGAAGGATTATAAACTTTATGGGGAAAAAATGTTGGAAACGTGCCGTTGTAACACAATTCTTCTAAAGGTAATGGCACATTAGAATCTGTCGTTGGATAACAATCGCGATTGCTAGTAACCTTTAATATTTCTCCTGTGCATAATTCAGCTATAATATTACAAGTTAATGTGCCTCCATCAGGAATAATTACAGGAGGTAAATCGGGTATATCATGAGTGGGAGGTAGTAAGGGATTAGAGTCTCCAGATGGAGGTGGAGGAGGTGGTGGAGGAGGAGGAATTATAGGTGTATTTGGTGTATTACCACCACTATAATTAGGAGGAACTAAATTGTTATAAGGTATATTAGCACTATTACATGTAATAGGATTATTTCTAGAAACATTATTAGTAATAATTCTCCCATTATTTCTCAATTGCATACTGCGAGTATTAAAAATCGTGGTAGTTTCAGTTTGAGATGCGTATGCTTTTTTTCTACCCCATTTTCCACGTACAATTTGAGCGTATTTTTGTTGCTTAGTAAGACGAGAACTATTTTTTTTATATTGAAGTACATTTCCTTTATTTAACATAGCAATTGGTCCTTCACTAGATGAAACTAAATCATTTAAATTATTATCAAATCGAAACCATGTTCGAGTTGGATTTGGATTATATGATGGTCCTAAACATGACATATAGAATATAGAATATATAATATATATAGAATATATTATACATACAAAAGTATATTTACACAGGATTATATTGGTTACCCTGTCCGAAGAAATACCAACGAAGGGATAAATATTTACTATCAGTATTATCTACAGCAGAGTCTGATGCCATTTTAGTATTAGGTCCATCTTGAACTATATTATATATTTCACTAGCACTTAAAGCATAATTAAAATACCATAAATTAGAAATAAATCCTTCAAAACCATTATTTAATGCTAAAAATACATCTCCATAATTTTGTTTTGGAACTCCATCTAATTCTATGCTTTTTGTAACTTTACCATTAATATAAAGATCTAATGTTTTTTGGGTTAAACGGATCATTACATTAAACCATTTATTAAGAGGTATATCTTCAATTATAATGTCTTCATTAATATTATTGTATGTGCTCATAGCTACAACTAAATCATTTGTATTTGCACTTAAATATAATCCTGGGCCATTATTAGGAGTTACCATACCATTTGCACCAATATCAGGATTTCCTTTGTGGAATATGTGACGATTATATGTAGGTGGTGGTGTATCTTTTACAAACAACCATACCGACCATGTAAACTCAAGACCTCCTGGTGCATTTATGGAACGATCAATAGGAATAGCACTTTTAGAATTAGGATTTTGTGGAATAACTAAAGTATGAGTTCCATCTATCATCCCATTTAATATACGTGGGGAATCACCGCGTTGATATAACCATGCGATAAGAGTAGATATAATTTGAATTAATATAATAGAAACAAAAACAATTAAAAGAATAAATGATGTTCTTGCAATAAGACTATTAGAATTTAAAAAATCAATAGTGCCACTTCCTCGTCCTGGGCTACTCAATACACTACTACTACTATTTGAATTCATTTATTTGTATATAATATATAAATAAATTAAAATACTTCTTAAATATATTAATTTTGTTATTAAATCGTAATAGATTTTTCTACAACTCCATTTTCCGAAAGGGAAATATTAATACGAGTATTTAACAAGTTTTGAAACCAACTTTGCTCAAATCCTTCTTGATATATGGCCCATGCGTCTTCACTTGTTGATGAATTACTATAATATTGAAATTTACTGGTGTAACCAGAAAATCCACCATCAGGTGTAATAAATATATCTTCATCTACAACAGCAGCAGTTCCTGGTAACAAACAAGTATTTACAAGTTTTCCATCTATATAAATATCCATAGTACGCCCTGATGTGCTTACTAATATATTCACCCATTTTTGAATAGGTATATTAGTAACTTTACATGTATGTTTTCCTAAATTAGAAGAACTCGATGTTGAATCATTACCACTCATAGATTTATGATAACTTGTTTCAACAATTAAATTATTTTCAAACTGATCTAAAGAAATAACGGGTGCTGCTTCAAATGTTTCACCGCTAGTTAATACTTTTCCTCGAACTAATATATATTTTGTTTCTCCTAAACGATAATTCCAATTATCAACAAAAATCCATATAGAATAAGTGCTATTAGAAGAATTAGGTATAATTCCAGTTGATAAAGAATTTGAGGGAATAATGCTACCTTGAACTCCAGGAAGAAATGTACTATATGTATTTCTATTACGTATAATTTGAATAATTGCGTATATGAGTAATATTATAACAACAATTAAAATTATTTTACTAAGATCCATTATATAATATATAATAATATAAAATAAATTATATAACAAAAGATTTATCTAGTTGCCCATCAGTGCTAAATGAAACCTTTATCTTTGTATTAAGTAATCCATTATCTTGGCCAGATCCTTGCGTATAAATATCCCATGCTTGTTGAGGATTTACAGAGTTTTCTAAATATTGAAAACGAGATGTATATCCAGAAAATCCTCCAAATGGGGTTACATAAACATCGTCGCTTTGATTAATTGATGATATACCAGGTAATACAAATGTATTTACCATCTTTCCATCTAAATACACATCTACACTTCTTCCGTATACACTAACAATTACATTAACCCATCTTTGTAAAGGAATATGTTCTATTTTATTTTCTTGAACTAATGTTTCAGTACTATTATCAGAAGAGAAATAAGAATTACGAATGTTAAGAGTATTCTCAATACTTCCTAAACTAAGTGAAGGACAAGGATAGGATATTTTATTTGTTTGTTTATCCAATTCACCACGAGCATAAATTATTTTATCTTCACCATAACGATAAGTCCAATCGTCTATATATAGCCATATTGAGTATGCATAATTTACAGAATTATTTCTACCTGATTTATTTAAACTACTAGAACTTACGACAGCGGATGATTTACCAGATAAAAAATTAGTCAAATAGGTGGTTTTTAATAAATATGCAGCTACATAATTTAAAGTCAATATAAGTGCAATAACTAAAACTATTTGTGAAATCCCCATAATATATTATGCAAATATAAAATATTATGTAAAATATTAGATTGAAGTAATGGATTATAATCCACTATATTTATCACCATTATTTTTAAAGAACCATTTTAATGACAAATAATTAGAATCAAACTTAGATTGATTTATATCTAAATCTGAATCTAAATCTTTATCAATATTATCTATGGATAATTTACCTGAAGACGATTCTTTAAATGATAAAGGTATATTAAATTTATAATCAGAACCAACACTCGATTCGTTCTTCTCTTGAACAGAATTATCACGTTGAGCATATTTTTTCCATGTAGATTCAGGAATAATTGTTGTGTCCTCGTTGATCATAGGAATAGGAGGAGTAATACTTTTTACAGAATTATAAATATTATATATTTGACTTGTTGATAAATAAGTATTAAAATAATTCACATTACAAATACCCCCCATTAAGTTTGTATTAGGATCTCCAATAATGATACTACCATATGTCATTTGGGGGACGATATTTATAGCAGATTTAATTAATTTTCCGTTATAAAAAATATCAAATGTTCCATTACTATAATTTAAAATAATATTGTTCCATTTTTGTAATAATACATTTGATTCCTCACAAACATTAATATAATTGTTGTCTGTCGATTCAACAACAGGGGTTTTATTTGATAAAATCATAAACTTATATGTATTTTTACTAGTATCATAATCAACTTTCATAATATCATACACATTTAATATTGATACATTAGATGATTGATTGTTTGGATTTTTTTGTATAGATGTCCACAAAGATATAGCAAACTCATAATTATAAGGATATGGTTTTGTAGTTTTAACTCCTAATGCTGCGTAATTACGTATATCATTTAGAGCAATATATGATCCCAAAATATTCTTTTCACTTATATTAACTGGTTTATTTACTAATAAGATACCTCCTTGTTCAGCATTATTTTTGAATAAAAATGGTGATATTAAATACTTATATAAATAAAGATAAATGGTAATACCCAATATTAGGTAATATATTGGTTCAGTTTCTTTAATATTGGAATACCCATCACTAGCCATATTTCTTAAATTACTATTATTCCATATTGGTTTAATTAAGTAATCATTAATACTATCTAGTATGTTAACAAGAATACAAGGTATATAAAAAATAGTATCTACAACTAGACGTAACCATGGGTTTTTCTTATATAAAATTGTATTGGACAACAATTTAAAAAGTATAACAAAACCCACTACTACAGTAAATATATTTATAATTGTCTGAGTAGTATCCGATGTTTTATTTATTAAATCAAAAATCCATATAATTAAATATATAGAGAAACCTAATCCAAAGAGAATTAAACATGATTTTTTAAATATTTTACTTAATAATGATTGATTATTTTCCTCCATAGCTTTTTGTGCTGAAGAGTTTGATATAGTATTTCCAATTAAGCTACAAATACATAACAGAGATATAAGAATAAACATGATTAAAATAGCTGTATAGTTTTTTGTCTGTGAATCATGTGTTCCTAGATAATAACTTCCAGATATTAGGATAGAAATCAAAATAATTATAAATAAAATAGAACTAGTATTAATTGAATTAGTCACATTTTTAATACTATTTTCATTTGCTCCAGGAGTAAATATAAAAGTTAATAAAAATAAAAATCCAAAGAGTAATAAAAATGCAGAACTACTAAAAAAAATATTAGTATGTTGAGAAATAAATTCTTTATTGTATAAGTATAAGACAAGTAAAAAGACTAAAAATAAAAAGAAAGTCCACGAATAACTCATAAAATGATAATTAATACTTATGGAATGAACATTATCTCTTTCACTTAATGCTTTAAAAAATAACCATCCAGCTATTAAAATAATTACACTTAATATGTAAGGTGCATAATATTTCAATAGTTGTGGGTTTATACTACCAAATAAAATTGTAACACCAACAACATATAATGTTAATATTATGATGTATTTTATTTTGCTAAAAAAAGAAAATATATGTAAAGGAATAAAATATTTTACAGAAGCATATGCTATAATTCCAATAGCAACAGCAATAGTAATACCAATTATAATCCATTCCGTAGTTTTCCCCACACTATCAAAATCTTTAATAAATTTACTAGGGTATATTAATATTAAAAGAATAGTAATTAATATAGTAATAATAATCAACATTAATGCGTTAGGCCATTTATTATTTTTGATTCCATCTACACCAGTTACATTCTTTACACCGATATTGTTATTTGATGATTTAATTGAATCTGTATCCATAATATAATAATACAAATTATTTTTTTGTATTTATTCTAATCAAAATATTTAGAAGATTGATCACATATTTTCCATAGCTGTTTTTTCTCCATGACATTCTCTACATAAAGCAACGAGATTCTCAACATTATTTCCTCCTCCATGTTCTAATCTTATTTTATGATCAACTTCAAACCATGCGTTTAATGATTTCTTACAATCTCCACATTTCCATCCCTGTTGTGATGCCACATATTTTTTCTTAGTTTCACTTACAGAACGTTTAGTTTTTTTAGTTCCATTATTTCCACCTGATTGAAGTATTTTTTTCTCGTATTGATTGTTAATTTCCATATTATTATTCTGGTAATCTTTCATAAAGTTAGATGAATCATTTGTAGTAAAATCTAATATTGGCGATAACATATCAATAGATGATCTATCAACAGGCATATATTTTACAACATTATTAGCATGAAGTAACATGTTTTTACAATTAGCAGGATTACGTTTTGCCATTAAATATAAGGAAATACCTAATAATGCCCATCCACCCATCTGAATATATTTCTTATTTTTTGTAAATATTCTTGAATAATAGCCATCATGATATGTATTATATATTACAAAAGCTGTTATACCTAATATAACTATTTCTAATTTCATAATATGTATAATATAAAATTAGATAAAAAAGTACCTAGTAATTCTTTTTTCGTGTTGATTTTTTAGAAGATCTTTTCTTTTTGGTATATTTTTTAATTTTAGTTAAGTTATGAAAAGTAGGATTAATAGATTCTAAAAAAGAAGTAGATAAAGATGATAAAGGAATTATTTTTTCATTATCTGATGGAATACTTTTAATTTTATCTATATGAGAGAAAATGGTAAGAAGAGGATTGTTTACCAACACAACTTGTAATTTTGTTAATTTACTAAATATATAGTTAGTATCAATAAGAATAGTAGGATTATCTATACAATAAAAATAAATATTTTTAATAATCATCAATATTTCTTGTTCACGTGTATCAAGAACAGATTTTTTATAATAAGGTATAAGAATAATTGCGTAACAAATTAAAAATCCCCATATATCCATGTTATAAATTGCTACCTTAGAAAAATATGTTTGTGCTTGAAACTTATCATGAATAGTAAACTTTATTAAAATATTATAAACATATTCAACAATAAAGGGTAATATATATTTATGTTTAGTGAGTTTGTATGATAAAGAATCATATTTTTTTTTCCATATATCATTTTTAAAGAGTAATTCAAATATTGTATCTAATATGTCAATTCCTTTTATATATTTTTCCTGAACATGATCAAGTATAAGTTCAATAATTTGTGATTTATTTGGTTGAGAGAAATAATATAAATCATTATATCTATCGATAAAATTATCATGGAATAGCATAACTGAAAATATAATATTAAAGTTGAAATTACTATAATAATTAGTATAAGATGTTTTATTCGTATGTATAACAGATAGTCCCCAATCTATAAGTCGAGTATATATTTTGTTATTTTTTTTTAATACTAGAATATTATTAGGTTTAATATCTCCATGACATATATGTTTTTTATTCATAGGGATAATACCATTCATAAGTAAATTAATTAAATGTTGATTAATATTACTTAATTTTTTATAATTTTCATTAAGATAATAATCAGATAAACTAACTCCTCCATAAGGCATATTTATAATACGTAAATTATCAATATTATCATTAATATTTTCATTAGTAATATCATGTCTTAATAATCTAGAGCATTTATCAAATGATTGTAGATCTTTTTTTGTGAAAGAATCAGGTTTACATAATTTTATGTTATCTAATAAAAAATAATTTTCATAATTAGGAATTGTCCTTAAACTTGTTCTAATAGTTTTTAATAATTTCATTTCATCTAATGCGTCCTCCTTAAGCATAACTTTACTAATGTATTTATTATTTATACTTTCTTCACTCTTTTCACTCTTTTCACTCTTTTCACTCTTTTCACTCTTTTCACTCTTTTCACTCTTTTCACTCTTTTTACATTTTAAACTAGGAAAAAAAACACAGCCGAATCCTCCCGAATCTATTACTTTTCCACCAGTTATATGTTTTCCTGTTATTTTAAATGTCATTATAGTTAGTTATATATTATAAACAAAATTATTTATTGTATAAATAATAAATTAAAATAATGAATAAAATAATTGTAATGAAATATATAAATTTGCTAACATTTTTGTAATATTCTTTGGTTTTAATATCTTTTCTTTTATAATGTTCATAATAATTTTCATAAAAATTACTTAATGTTATCTGTTTCTTTTCTAATTTTTCATTAACTCTGTTATGAATAAAATAAATCCATTTAATAAAAGCTTCACGAGTATCTAAATAAGGTTTGATCGGATATTTATTTAATAATTCTTGAAATGATTCTGATGCTGTAGTAGTAGGAATAAATATAGGAAAATTTTGTATTAATTCATAATATTTTTTTTTAGTAACGTCATTTGGTCTAGATGGATAAGTAAGACTAATTGTATGTAAAAAAAACCAATAATGTGGTCCCCATACCTCTGATTCTAGCTTCATTACAATATTTAGATATTAAAATATTTATGTTTAAACATAATTAGCTTATATAATATAAATTTAATGAATACAATTATAAATAAAAACGAAACAATAAACACTAATAATATATGTTCTAATTGTGAAAAAATCGGTCATTTATTTCATCAATGTAAATTACCTGTAATAAGTTATGGAATAGTAGCATTTTGTAAAGTTCATAATGAAATCAATTATTTGATGATAAGACGAAAAGATTCTTTTGGTTATATAGATTTCATTCGTGGAAAGTATTCATTTTATAATATTGATAGGATTAAACAATGTATAGATGGAATGTCATTAGAAGAAAAAGCAAGACTAAAAACTATACCATTTGAAACATTATGGAGAATGTTATGGAACTCAACTAGTAATCAATATAAAAATGAAGAGGTATCATCTAGTAAAAAGTTCCAATTAATAAAATCTGGTGTCTATATAAATAATATATTATATACGCTGGATTCATTAATTGATGAAAGTATAACATTATGGGAAGAACAAGAATGGGAGTTTCCAAAAGGTAGAAAAAATTATCATGAAAGGGAAGTAAATTGTGCGTTAAGAGAGTTTGAAGAAGAAACAGGTATTTCTAAAGACAAGTTAAATATTATATCCAATATTTTACCATGTGAAGAAATGTTTATAGGTTCAAATCATAAAGCTTATAAACATAAATATTATTTGGCACATTTAGAAAATATTAATTTAGATAATTATTCATCATATCAAAAGGCTGAAGTAAGCAAAATATCGTGGAAGACAATAAATAATTGTATTAATACAATAAGAAGTAATAATTTAGAAAAAATAACTATGATAAAAAATATAAATAAGATATTAACTGAGAATAGAATATATATATAATATATAAATATATATTATGAGTGATGAATCAAAATCATATATAAAGGAAAATGTTATTCTTGTTAAAGAGTTTGATGATAACAAGTGTGAAGATAATCCTTATAATAAAGAATGTAATGATATAAAACTAAAAAAAGAATTGTTAGAAAGAAATGTATTGGAAAATGAGAAAGAAGATGATGAGTTATATCCATCATTAAATGATCCTAATTTTATTATTAAAATAGCAGAGAAAAAAGAATTTGCGGATTATAAGTATGATGGTGAAATAGGGGAAATTAAAACTAAAGCAGAAAAATTAAATACAAATACAGATTTTCAATTATCTCCTCACCAAATATTTGTGAAAAACTTCTTATCTTTTCAAACACCCTATAATAGTTTATTATTATATCATGGATTAGGAACAGGTAAAACTTGTTCAGCAATAGGTGTATGTGAAGAACAACGGGATTATTTTAAACAAATGGGAATAGCAAAAAAAATCATAATTGTTGCATCTCCAAATGTTCAAGATAATTTTAGATTACAAATATTTGACGAACGCAAATTAGAAAATAAAAATGGATATTGGAAAATATCAGGATGTATAGGTAATAAATTATTGAAAGAAGTGAATCCTATGAATATGAAAGGTATACCAAAAGATAAAATTATAAATCAAATAAATATTTTAATAAATCAGTCATATTCCTTCAAAGGGTACCAAGAATTTGCGAATTTAATAGAAAATACTCAAGATGTTCAAAATTATAAATCTGAAAAAGAAAAGAAATTAAGAATGCAACGTAAATTAAAATTTGAGTTTGATGGTAGATTAATTGTAATTGATGAAGTTCATAATTTAAATGAAGATAAAAAATTAGCTAGTCAACTAATAGACGTAGTTATGGCAGCATCGAACTTAAGATTGTTATTATTATCAGCAACACCGATGTATAATAGTCATAAAGAAATTATTTGGTTATTAAATTTAATGAATATGAATGATGGACGAGCTTTAATAAAATCCCAGGATATTTTTGATAAAAATGGAAAAATAAAAGAGAAAGGTAAAGAATTATTAATAAGAAAGGCTACAGGATATGTATCTTTTGTAAGAGGTGAAAATCCATATACTTTTCCTTATAGAGTTTATCCAAATATTTTCTCTCCTGAAAATACATTTGATGTACTTAAATATCCTTATCTTCAATTAAATAAAAAGGTAATAAACCCTGATACTATTAACTATCTATTAGACAACAATATATATCAACTCGAAATAGGTAGTTATCAAAATAAAGGGTATACCGCAATAATTAATAATATTCAATATCAAAAAGATATTGAAAATGTAAACTTTGAAAAATTAGATTCATTTGGATTTAAAATGCTTCAAAAACCATTAGAATCTCTTGTAATAGTTTATCCATCAAAAGATTTAGATAGATATATTAATGAAAATAGTGGAAATAGTGGAAATAGACAAGATAATAATTATAACGATACGACAATTATAGATATTAAACCACTTATTGGAAAAAAAGGATTAACAGAAGTCATGTCTTATGTAGATAGTCTTGATAAAAAAACTGATTTTGAATATAAAAGAGATATACTAGAAAATCCTCTACATGGCAATATTTTCTCTCCTGAAAAGATTGGAAAGTATAGTTCAAAAATTAAAAATATCTGTGATAGTATTTATTCTCCCACAATAAAAAAAGTAAGCGATGGTGTCATATTAATTTATTGTCAATATCTTGATGGTGGATTAATACCTATGGCACTTGCATTAGAAGAAATGGGATTTACTAGATATGGAAAAAATCCTAAAAATTTATTTAAAACACCACCGAGTTCTTTAATAAATGTAAAAACCTTTCAACCTATTGAAAAAAATAAAAAAAATATTAATGTAGCGCGTTATGCTATGATAACAGGAGATCCAAGATTATCACCAGATAATGATTATGAAATAAAAGGAGTAACATCTGATAAAAATATGGATGGTGGTGATGTAAAAGTAATATTAATATCACGTGCGGCATCAGAAGGAATTGATTTGAAGTTTATTCGCCAAATTCATATAATGGATCCTTGGTATAACTTTAATAGAATTGAACAAATTATTGGTCGAGGAGTTCGTAATTATAGTCACACATTATTGCCATTTGAAAAAAGAAATGTACAATTATTTTTATATGGAACAAAATTAAACACTGATATAGAAGCAGCAGATAATTATGTTTATCGGCTAGCATCATATAAAGCTACGCACATTGGTAAGGTTAGTAGAATATTAAAAGAAACATCGGTAGATTGTATTATTAATTATGAACAAACTAATTTCACACAAGAAAAAATAGAAGAAAATACAGATGATAACGTAAAACAAATTTTATCTTCTGGGAGGATTATTGATGATTTTAAAGTAGGAGATATTCCATATTCATTTAATTGTGATTATATGACATGTGATTATAATTGTATACCAAGTAAGAATATTAATAATGAAGATATAAATGAATATACATATAATGAAAGTTTTATAAATGTAAATTCTAATCAAATTCAAGAAAGAGTAAGAGAATTATTTAAAGAAAAATATTATTATACTAAGAAAGATCTTATTCGACAAATAAATATTTCACATTTTTATCCATTACCTGAAATATATGCGGCTTTAACTCAAATGATAAATGATTCAAATGAAATTATTATTGATAAATATGAAAGAGTTGGTCATTTAATAAATATAGATGAATACTATTTATATCAACCAAATGTATTAAACAATAATAATGAGTCACTATTTAATCGTTCTGTTCCATTAGATTATAAATTTAAAATGTTAAATTTAAACATAAAAAAAGATTTATCACCAGTTGTAGAAGAAGATAATAGTTCAATTAATAGTTTAATAAATATTTTAAATGATATAAAAAATAAATACGAAACTGCTATTAAATATGGAACAGGTAATGATAAAGTTCCTCGAGGTGATAAAAATGAATATAAATATTGGGGACAGGCTATTCGATATTTAACAGATAAAAAAATAATAGAGCTTAAAATATGCAAAGAATTAGTAATACATCATTTAATTGACATGTTAATATATAGTGATAAAGTAAAAGTATTAAATTATATCTATAGTAAAACAATTATAGATGAAGACTCATTAGAATCCAACATAAGAGACTATTTAGATATGCAAATTGTAAAAACAACCGCAAATATAAATATGATAATGTATGATAATAAGGAACAAATTATAAAAATATTAAAAAATAACAAATGGGAAAATGCGACTTATACCGAAAAAAATAATGTAAAGAAAGCATTAAAAGATTTAGAAACAATTGAAGGTATTAATAATCCAATTGGATTTATTGGTTATGATGATAAAAAAGATATAATGATATTTAAAATAAAATATTTCGTAGAGAACAAGTCTATTGGTCGAAAATGTAGCGATCAAGATAAAGCTAAACAACTTAATGTATTAAATGATATTCAAGATGATATAACTTATACTAATGAGAATAGTAAAGGTTTAGTTAAATTTTATTTATGCGCACTTGAAGAGTTATTTTTTAGATATAATAATAAGATAAATAAAAATGATAAAGTATGGTTTTTTACTTATGAACAAACATTTTTGTTTAATGAAGAATTAAAATTGTAAATATAAAATAAATTGAAAAATAATTAAAACTTATCGGTATATATATATATATATAATATGGAAGGAAAAAATAAGACTCGAACACATAAATCCTCATCATACTCAGATAACGTGCTTTATAATCGTTCTTTATTAACTCGTTCAGTATGTATTCCTATGAAAAATGTAAATAAAAATATTCATGGAGAAATTGAAAGACATATAAATAAAAATTATGAGGGAAAGTGTGTGGTAGAAGGCTATATTAGACCTCAGTCAGTTAAAATAATTTCATATTCAAGTGGATTAATTAAAGCGGATAATATAATATTTGATGTTGGTTTTGAGTGTGAAGTTTGTTATCCTATTGAAGGTATGAAATTTAAATGTTTAGTAAATAATATTACAAAAGCTGGTCTTAGATGTGAAATACCTAATGAGCGACCATCCCCCTTAGTTATATTTGTTACACGAGATCATAATTACATGAAAGATGGATTTACTGATATAAATGAAGGAGATATAATAAATGTCAAGATAATAGGTCAACGATTTGAATTAAATGATAAATATATTTCAGTAATTGCTAGTATATTTGAGGAAAAGAATAAGGATAAGGAATCTAAACAAAACTTAAAATTAAAATAATTTGATTAAATATTTAATAAATAAATATAAATATAATTTTATATATTTTTTTATATAATGGAGAAAATGTCATTAATTAATGAAGAAAAAAAAAGTTATAGTACAGAAGAACTTACGAGTATTAGAGAGAAAATCGAATTATTAACAAAATTTAATCAAATAGAAATTTTACGTATATTACATAAGGACGAAAATAATATGTTGAATGAAAATAAATATGGTATTCATGTTAATTTAACAGAGATTTCTCCAGATGTAATAGAAAAACTACAAATATATTTAAATTATGTAACAACACAAGAATCAACTTTAGACGAGATTCAAAAACAACAGGATAATCTAAAAAATATTTTTATGTCCAATAATAATGAATAAAAAGATAATAAAGATTATTATTATAATATATATAATGATTTGTAATAACAACGACAATAATTATAATGGTGTGATTAATAGATTACAACATTATATGTTGAATGGTAAAATATTATCAGGTAAGTCACATAAAATTGAATCAACTAATAAAAATAAATATCAAAATAAGTCTGTTATTATTAGACCACCTGTAAATGAACGTTTTTTTATTCCTCAAGAAAAAGATTCGTTATTTTGGTGTTATTATATTATGAAATATGGAATGGGAAAATATGAGTATCCAGGAATTTCATCTTTTGTAAATGAGAAAAAAATAAAGTTTGATTGTATTGATTATTTGCGCGCCAATAAACATCTATTAAAAAATAAGAAAATACGTAACATTAAAGAAGATGTTGAACATGAATTAGCGAATAAATCTGAAATTAATATGAAAACTTTCATAGCATTATGTGTAGGATATAATTTAAATGTATTATTTATTCATAAACGTAAATGTTTTGACATGATAATAAATGAGAATGAACCCACATATGTAGTGCATCAAAAGGATAGTCCAAAATTACACTTTGTTTTAGAAATGGATGTAACTGAAAACCAACGTATTACTTATAAAAATAATTATTTTAACTGGGAAAGTGTAGAAAAACCATTAAAAGCGTTCAGTTCTTATAAATTGCCTGAATTACGAGAAATATATACTCAACTTGATTTAGATACAACAGACATTAATAAAAAAACCAAAAAAGATTTATACGAAGCTATATTGTTGAATATGTAAAAATATATGTAAAAATATATATTAAAATTGAATTATAATATTTAATATAGAAGTAATATATATAAGTATATTATGAATAAAAATCAGAAATCGAAAAAAGATAATGTTTCACCTCAAATCAAACTAAATAATTTAATGAAATTATATTGGGAACAAAATCCGTATATAACAGATTCGTCGATTAATCATGAATTAGAAGTAAGATTTGGATTATTAGTTGATGATGATAAAGCTGAAGAGTTGGCGAAAAAAAATATATACATATATAATCATGCTTTATCAAAAATAGATTATGAAAATGTAATTGGTAAATTAAAATCGTTAGGATTTTCAAGTATTAATAACGAAGGAGATTACAAATTAAGAATACAAAACGAATATATACATCCTCACAAAGGAACATTTATGACTTCTAACATTAGAACTGAGATTAATGGATATGTAGGAATTCAATCTTATTGCAAAAATAATAGTATAAAAGCTTTATTAGAAAGTTATAAAGTTCCTGGAGGTATTCAGTTTTATAGAAAAGAAAAGTTCAGATACGATAATACGCAAATACAACCTATTTATTTTAACGATTTTAATTTTCGAGTAGGTTACAATAAGGAAACTATGTTAAAAGAACATTCTGGTATAATACGAGATATCATAGATACATGGGATAAAAGTAAAAAAATATTTAGATATTTAAATCGTGTAACTATGACTCATCCAGATATTCCAATAAATGTAGATTTAAGCATAGTTAAAACTTCTGCTAATTATAAATTAGCTTATACTACAACTGAAGCTCGAGTATTTGAAAGTGACGAAACAATCGAAATAGAATTAGAAATAGATAATAATCGTATTGGTCCAGGAACAGCGTTTGATTCTGCGGAAAAAGTATTATTATCATTAAGAAAAAGTATAAAATATATTTTAATGGGTTTACAAGGTTCCAATTATCCAGTATCTTATCCAGAACTTCATACTATAGAATTAAAATATATGAAACTTATTCATAATAGGGATTATAGATTTAATTATGAAGTTGTTCCAAAAAATTTTATTGGCCCGTCATCGTCTACACTACAGATAAAAAATATAGCACCTATAAATGAGAACGCAAAGTTTCCTAATATTCGTGATAATTATACAGTAACGGATAAGGCAGATGGCGCACGTAATATGCTATATATATCTAATAAAGGATTAATTTATTTACTATCCAGTAGTATGAATATTATGTTTAGTGGAGCAAAAACTTTAAATGATGATTTATTTAATAGTCTATTAGATGGAGAATTAATTAGTCATGATAAATATGGAAAGTATATTAATTTATATGCGGCATTTGATATTTATTTTATAAATAAACAAGATATCCGTTCATATAATTTTATACCTGAGAATAAAGATGATACAAATCGAAAATTTAGATTAGATATTTTAAAAGATGTAATCAAAAATTTAAAACCAACATCAATTATTGAAAATGAAATATCACCTATTCGTATTGAATCAAAAACATTTTATCCCAAATATAGTAACAATAATATATTTGAGGGTTGTAATACAATACTAGGAAGGGTAATAGAGGGTCTATTTGAATATAATACAGATGGATTAATATTTACACCAGGTAATTTAGCAATAGGAAAAAATAGATATGAAAAAGAAAGTGCTATATACAAAAAATCTACATGGAACTCGTCATTTAAATGGAAACCACCACAATATAATACTATAGACTTTTTATGCACAACTGAAAAAGTGGATGGTAAAGATAAAGTTAATTACTTATATCAAGATGGGATAAATACTTCTCAATTGTCTCAAATAGATCAATATAAAACTATTCAGTTAAGATGTGGTTTTAATGAAAATAGACACGGATATATAAATCCATGCCAAGATGTATTAGAGGATAATGTAGAAATTGAAAGTAAAGAAGAAAGAGAAAAAAAATATGATCCTGTTCAATTTTATCCTAGTAACCCTCCTGATGAAAACGCAGGTATTACTAACATAATGTTGCGTAAAGATGATTCAGGCGTTAATCAAATGTATACAGAAGAAAATGAAATATTTGAAGATAATACTATAATTGAATGTCGTTATGAAATAGATAATGATGAAAAATGGAGATGGATTCCTTTAAGAGTGAGATACGATAAAACATCTGAATTAAGAAGAGGTATAAAAAATTATGGAAACGATTATAACGTAGCTAATAGTAATTGGCATTCTATTCATAATCCAATTACAGAAAATATGTTAATGACGGGTAAGAATATACCAGATGAAATTGCAAATGATGAAGTATACTATAATCGATTATCTAGACATAGTGATACAAAATTATTGCGTAATTTTCACAACTTATATGTTAAAAAATTATTAATTACTTCTGTCTCAAGAACAGGAGACACTTTAATAGATTATGCTGTTGGACCAGGTGGTGATATATCTAAATGGAAAGAAGCTCAATTATCTTTTGTCTTTGGTATAGATGTGTCACCTGATAATATTGAAAATAGAATAACTGGTGCTTGTGCTAGATATTTAACAGAACGAAAAAATTTTGAAAATATTCCTCGTGCTATATTTCTGATAGGAGATAGCGCTAAAAATATTCGTAGTGGTCAAGCTATGGAAACAGACAAAGGGGGCAGAATTACTCGTGCTATATTTGGTAATGGTCCAACAGATGTTGATTCACTAGGAAAAATGGTAAAAAAATTATATGGAAAAGGAGAAGAAGGTTTTAATGTTTCGTCATGTCAATTTGCTACACACTATTTCTTTAAAGATATGGACACATTACAAGGATTTATGCGTAATGTGGCTGAGTGTACTAAATTAAATGGATATTTCATAGGAACATGTTATGATGGTAATACTATATTTAATTTGTTAAAAAATAAGGAAATAGATGAAAATATAAACATATATAATGGTAAAAATAAAATATGGGAAATTGTTAAAAAATATGAACATACTGAGTATCCCGCAAATGCTCAAAGTTTAGGTTATGAGATAGATGTTTATCAAGATTCCATAAATAAAACATTTCCAGAATGGTTAGTAAATTATGATTATTTATTACGAATTATGGAAAATTATGGTTTTCAACCATTAACTAGAAAAGAAGCCCAAGATATTGGGTTACCCAATAGTACAGGGTTGTTCAGCGAGTTATTTTCCTTAATGGAAAATGAAATTGAAAAAAATCCTACTTTAAAAAATAAATATGGAAACTCTCAAAAAATGGAACCTTATGAAAAGAAAATATCATTTTTGAATAGATATTTCGTGTTTAAAAAAGTAATGCATGTTAACACTCAAAAAATAGTATTAGAAACTGAGGAAGATATAATTATAGATAAAGAAGTAGAAGCTGAATTGAGTTCAGATGAAGAAGAATATAAAAATGAAAAAGAACAGGAAAAAGAAAAAGAACAAGAAATCGATAAATTAGTAGACGAAACTAAAGAAAAGAAAAGTAAAAAATCTACTAAGAAATCTCCTAAGAAATCTGTTAAAAAACTTTCAAAAAAAATTATTTTACAAGAAGAGTAATGTTATATTATTCATACGTATTTAAAACTAATATTATATAATATAATAATATGAATTATTATATTTTATTACCAAAACCAATAATTAAACCATCTATTGTTCCAGAATATACTACTATGGAACTTAATCCTTATATTTCTCCTAGCGTTCATTATTATTTACAAGATATAAAACATCAAATAAATAAATTAAAATGTGAAACACATAAAGTTTATAATAGTGAATATATTTTTAATTTAATTAATCCATATGATTTTATTTTTTGTGAATTGGAAAATGAACATTATGTATCACTATTAAAAACTAAGACATTATTATATTATACTTTTTTAGAAGTAGATTCTATATTAAATATTATGAATACATTTTATAATACTCATATTAACATATTATTAGATACAAATGAAAATGATGCGTTAAAAATCTATATTCAAACAATAAAAAAAGAAAAAAATAATACTTATTATGAAGAATCTATCCAGATAAGTGATGATTTAAATGAGATAGAACACAAAGAAGATTATGTAAATAAAATGAATCTAATGGTATATGAAATAACTGAAAATACATGTGATGACATTAAAAAATATATCAAAACACTATTGCATATTACATATAATATTGTAAACTATCAAGCACCAGGAGGTATATGTGTTATTAAATTAACACAATTATATTATAAACCCGTATTAGATATAATTTATCTCATTTCTAGTTTTTTTGGTAAAACTTATGTATGTAAACCTCATATATCTTACCAGGAAGAAAGATATATTGTATTTGATCAATATTTAAATAATCATAATGATCGTAGTAAATCTATCTTAATTAATCATATATCTGAATTAACAAAAAGCAATAGACAAATAAAAAGTATTATTCCAAATCATATACCAAATTATGTTTTAAATAAAATAGAAGATTCCAATATTATAATTGGGTATCATTCATTAGATCATTATAATGAACTAATAAATATATGTAAATCAAAAAATATAATTGAGCGTATAGATGCTTTCAAAAAAAATAGTATTAGTAAATCTATACAATGGTGTAGCACGCATAATATACCATATGATAAAGATATTATAATCAAATAGTATCACAATTACTGACCCTGAGCGAGATGAGCACCACGAGATTGATTTGTTTCAGGGACTGATTGAATATTACAGCTTAATGGTGTGCCTACCCCACCTTTTGGTTTATGCCAATAAGTTCTAGCATTTAAAGGTTCACATGGTTGAGATTTATCTTTATAAATAAAAGGTGTATTAGGTTTACCATCAATAGTTTCATATTTATTTCCATGTCCTTTATACAAATTATTATAATATTTATTTTTTTCTACTGATGTAACGGCTAATTTAAAAGTGCGTGCGCTACTAGAAACGCCTCCTTCTGTAGCGAATTGAGGATTACTGGGTTTATAAATAACCTGTGAGCAGTCTTTACTTTGGCAAGTGGTAGGGTAACAATTTGCAACGTATGTATTTGATAATGCTTGTGGTGTTCCAGGATTAGCTAGGGGTTTTCCACTTGTCACAAAATTAAATGCGCGTTGTTCATACGTTTGACATCTATTTTGTAAATAACCTTTTGTTGTAGTATAATATCTTTTACTTAAATTAGTTGAAGCAGGACGAACTCTTCGAAGTGCTTTGCGCTGTTCATTACAACATAATCCAGGGGTTTGCGATTTAGGCATAGGATTCTGCGTTAAATTAGCTGTTGGTTGATAATTTGAGACTACTGGTATACCATTACATGTTGGACATGCCGAGGCTATGTTTCCTTGAATACTGCAAGTTCTACATGTAGAACTTGGATCTTCTGGTTGAGGACCTAAAGGAACAACATTATCTCTAATGGAATAACCACCAGGTTGGTCAATAAGCTGACTTACTAAACCTTGTGTTCTCCCATTATTTGATTGTCTATTAGCACATATAAATACATCAAAATCAGGACAACATGGATCTAATATAGTTATTGGTAAATTAGCTTGGGCACACGATCCCTTACGATATTGCCATTTCATAGGGCGTGCTTTACCAAACTTATAAGGTGTCGCATTTGTTAAATCATTATTAGTTAATGGTCTAATATTTCCTCGCGTTGTCCCTACAGGATTACGTTGGGTTCCGGTTCCTTTCCAAGATTCATAATTGTGAGGATTCTTTCTATTATTATATTTATTCATTGCTAATGGATAAAATGCAGATGACATTATATTATATAATATTATAATATAATATATTATAAGAATGTTAGTTAAATTACTAATAATATTTTTTCTCTATTTAATTATTTATTCTTTATTATTCTCTAATATTTATGAAGGCATGGTTACTACCAGCAATAATTGTACTCAACAAGATATATCTATTTTAACTTATAAAAATGCTGGAGACATTAAATCTATGCAAGAAAATATTTCTAAACTAGAAGAATTACCTAGTAAAGTCAGTACAAATAGTAAACATATTGAAACTTTGGCTGATCAATTAACAAAACTTATGAAGACCCAACAACATGCTGCTCTACAATTAACTGGTTCTAAATCTTCTACTAGTTAAATAATTTAATAATTTAATAATTTAACAATTTAATAATTATTATAATATATTTATTGATTAATATAATATAATATAGTATAATTATATATATCTTATGAATGAAAACTTATTAAAACCTTATCCTTATTGGAAAAATATTTTATCTCCAAAACAAATGGGTATGAGCGCAAAAGGGGATTTAGATACTATGGCTAGAGATATAGATGGATTAGCGCAATACGTAGAGGTTTTGGTATCTGGTAAAGGCGCATCTAAAACTGGCGAACCTTTAGGAAATAAATATTTTGTCCCCACAAATACTAAATGTACGGACGTTGATTCTAAAAGTTTGAAAGATAGATACACATATATCGATAATGTTCCGAATGGAAAATTAAAATTTATTGGTGAAGCAATGGGTGTTCCATTTAATAGTTATAAAGGATTAATTCCTGGTGTTATGGAAAATATTGAACATTTAAATCCTAGTAATATATTTAAGGCATTTTCAATGGGTGAAAATCCTCCATGTAAAGAAGTAACATTTGAAACTATTGATAATAATAATAACACAGGTGAAGCAACACATTATGTAGCATTACAAGATCTTAAAAGTTTAGAAGGATTTACAAATATTAATCAAAATAAAACACAAAAACTTACATTACCAGATGATAATTTTATTAAATTATATTTTATTTGTATTACCTTATTAATAGTATATTTAGTATATAATATGGTCCAAAAATGAATATCATAATATAATATAATTATTATTTTATGATATATTTACTTCCTATGAGATTTTTTGTTATGTTTTTTGTGGTGTTTTTTACTACGTTTTTTGGTTTTTCTACTTTTGTGCTTTTTATAATGTCTTTTGTGAGTTTTACGACCACCTACAAGACCTGCTGTTTTTGCTAAATCTGGTTTAAATGTAAAACCAACTACATGACCAGAACCCCCTTTGTGTTTCTTTCCACCTAAATAACTTAATGGATTAAGTTTATTCATATCAAATCCAAACGCATGGGTTTTGCAATCATCACATTTATTTTCTGGTTTGGATTCAACTGGCTCGGGTGAACGGGTATCTTCAGCTTCTGGTTCAGATTCTGGCTCAGCTTCTGGCTCAGCTTCTGGCTCAGCTTCTGGCTCAGCTTCTGGCTCAGCTTCTGGCTCAGCTTCTGGAGATGGTTCTTCTGCCTCTGGATCAGCAGGTTGAAATTGCTCTGGTTCTACATTTCCTCCACGAATTCTACGTCTATGG